CAGATCACACACATAAAAATGGCCTTTTGTATCGGTCTGTAGGGTCACGCTTTGCAAATTAGTTGTATGTACCAAACATTCACTTGCGCTTGCGGCCATTTGTTTGTATGTTCTGCCCATGATCGACACTGCACGGGTACTTGCTTGGGGCCGCGAGTGCTTTCACCACAAGGTAGCGGACGAAAAGATCCAGCTTTGGGCAGCGGGCTTCCTTGACGCCTCGATGTCGTCCTTGGGCGCTTTGTCCGAGTACTGCGGCATCAGCAACCCTTCGGTAGTCAAGGCGCATACCAGGCTGCTTGAAGAGCACCCAGAGCTGCTCCAAACGCACACCCGCTTCTTTCCACGCTCTACGCGAGGCAAGCTCAAAGCGGTAGGCAAGCGCACCAACGGCAAGGTCGGCTCGGCCAAGCAGACGCACCGCGAGGCCCAAAACCTCCAGGCCAAAACCAAGGCGCTCAACGAGGCGCTCAAAGAGGCTGGCGCAGACCCTCAAGACGCCAAGGACTTTCGCCGGTTGCTCAAAAAGGAGTACTACCGCGAAATGCTGGCCCGGCACCTGAACGTCGCGGACCTAAGCGGCGACATCAACAACTTGATTAAGCTGGGCGAGCGCCTAGAGGGCATCGAGGGCTGGAAGCAAGAGGTGCATTTGGAGTACCAGATCCAGGCCGTTTTGCCTCCGGGCGGGATCTCTGCCTTCCCGAGCGAGTCTCTGCGCTTGCTGCGCGAGCTTCAAAAGACGGGGATTATTGCTGATGCGGAGTTCGAGGTCATTGACAAGCCTTCTCGTGGAAGACTTCCTGATTCGACCCATGGCGGCGAACAAAAGGTGAAAGCCAAGGAGTAACGATGGGACAAGCAGCTAACAAGTCGCGCAGAAACCAAGCAATCGACAAGGCCTCTGATCTTGTTTTAAGCGGGAAGGCCCGCTACGATGTCAAGACTTTGCCGGATGAGGTCTTAAGTGCTTCTCTCCAGAAGATTAAGAACTCTGGAACTCTAATGGGGATGCATCCACACTATACGCGACTGTGGAACGAATACAAGCGCAGAAACCCTTAAGTCACGGCGGATCAATGATTGCACAAAGTGCCACCGAGGCGAAGGGGACGGGACAAGGGCGGGTAGGGACCGGCACTCCAAAAGGACCCCCTGCCCCTCTTGACCCCAAGCAACTCATCCAAGTCGCCAAGTCTGACGAATACCAGGCCATCGCGACTTTGAAGCGCACCTTGTACTCGCACAGTCCGTACCACTTCGTAACTGAGTGTCTGGGCGTCAACAAGGACGCAACGCTCTATGTGACAGATCCGGGCGTAATCAATGCAGTTAACCGCTTTGGCAAGAGCTTTATCGACTGGCTCAAAGCGCGCAATGAGTCCAAGAAAAAGGGCGAAATGGCCCAGCGGACAGCCAAAAAGGTCATGTTTATCAGGCCCCGCGAGACTATGAAATCCACTTTCATTACAGAAGCCATGCCTGTGTTGGCCTCCGTATGGGACCCAGACATTTCCTGCGCCATCAGCTCTTACAAGTTCGAGAAAGTGGCCCAGAAGTTCGGCAAGGCGGCCCGCGATCACTGGACCGGGGACTCCGAAACCTCCCAACTAGTTCCCTTGTTTGGCGTATTCAAGGACCCCAAGGGCAAAAACCCATGGAACGACGGGTCCGCAGAGATCTGTTGCCGTACTCGGCCACGTCCAGACCCCACGCTCGCCGTCTTCAGCGTCGAGACGGGCGGTACTTCAGGGCACTATGACCTCGTGATCTTGGATGACCCGGTAGCCCAAGAGCAAGTTGAAAAATACAAGGACCGCTGGTTCGAGAAGTGCTGGGAACATTATAAGTCCCTCGGTATGATTACCAACCAGGACGGAATGTTCGTGTTGGTTATGACCCGCTATGGCGAAGGCGATCTGTGCGGGCTTATCATCGAGCGCGAGATCGAGGCTAAGGTGCGGGAGCTTGATCTTCCGGACGCTCCCGAGGGACAACTTCCAGAAGATTGGGACAACCAGGCTGGCTGGATCAAGTACGCGCATCTGGCGGGCTGGACAGTCTTCTATGATCCGGCCTGGGAAGGAGACATTCGCAGCGAGGACACATCAGACTACACGCTGAACTTCCCGGTGATCTGGCCTCGCGAGCGCATCTTGGAAGCCCTGCTCAAAGACGATCTGTTCGTGATGGCCCAGCTCCAGAACAGGCCATCGGACCGCGCAGACCGTATGCTCGACCAGTTCCAGATCGAGCAGACCTGGACAGACAAAGCCCCATCCGGATGTTTCCAAGACCTCACCATCCACATGGACATCGCCTGGAAAAGCGGCGAGTCCTATATGAAGCAGCGCGGGGACTATAACGTGATCCAGGTCTGGGGCCACGACCAGGGCCAAGTCTACTTAGTCTGGGGCCGCTATGGCAAGTGGACGCAAGAAGAGTTCGGAGATAACTACGCAGACGCACTGCGATGGATCGCTGCCATGCGCGGACGCAGAGCACGCATCGCCACTCTGGACAAAACAATGGGCGGAACAGCAGGCTCTGTCACAAAGTACTTGCAATCTGTATGCGCCCAAAAAGGCCTAATATCGCCCCCGGTCCTAGAACTCAACCGGGGCGGCACAAAGAAACTGGACCGCATCTTGGCAGCCTCGGCCTTCTGGGCAGATGGGCGCGTTCACTTAGTAAGGGGGGTGCAAGGTGCGAAAGAGCTTGCGGACCAAATGCTCAATATCGGCTACAGTAGACACGACGATATGGCTGATTGCGCCGCAGATGTCTTTTCAGATGAAGTCTACCGGGTTGGGCGCCGCACGCCTATCGCGGGACAGCTTTCAGAGCTGGACGACGGACTCGACTGGACGCCGTTTATTCCGGTTGGTGCGGACTGGCAAGAGGAAGAACCCGTCCGCATCCGAATCGGCGACCAGACAATCGAATATCCGGTAGAGGTACACTAATGGCGGCACGCGACGAAAAGCTGATTGATCTGTGCATGGCCCGGAAGGACCAGTCTTACGAACTTCGGCAGCAATACGAGGACCGCTGGATACGCAACTGGCAGTGGTACAGAAACACCAAAAAGACCAAGCGCATCCGAAACCAGCCCTGGACCAGCAACGTAATGATCCCGGACGCCTTTCGTATCGTCGAGACCATGCTGCCCTCGCACGCAATGGGCATGTATAACAACCCGAACTGGTTTTCTGTGGAAGCCCCTACCGCACCGGGCCAGACATACCAGCGTGCCGTGAAAGCCCTTTTAGACCAGGGCTGGCGGCGCTCCGACTCGGTAAAGAAGTCCATCGAGGCCATCAAGTACGCCATGATTACTGGCCACTGCACGCCCAAGATGACCTGGAACGGCGCGTTCCCCAACCTGGAAATACCAGACAACTTCAACATCTACCAGGATACGACCGGAGATGGCAAATGGTGGATCGAGCGCATCCCGACCTCGCTGGAACTTATCAAGGATGAGAACTCTCGCTTCAAGGAGCAGAATGGCTTTCCGCTTTACAAGAATCTGGGACAGGTTGAGACATCGCAGGCGTTCAGCAACGGTGCCTCGCGGACTGCTCGCAACATCGGATTTGCGGGAGACCCAGGCGAATACACACTGGAGCAAATCGTCGAGGGCATTAACTTGCAAGACCGACGGGACGCGGACTCGGTAACCAAGCTGGAGTGCTGGGGCTGGATCCCGAAGTCGGTAGTCAGCTACCCGGCAGACGAAGGCCAAATGCGCCACATTATCATAGCGGGCGACGTGGTAATCTATGATGAGCCCATGCCGCCTGGTCCGATGCCCTACTGGAATGTGCCCTGCGTCCCGATCCCGCACTCTCTTTATGGAGACTCAGTACTCAGCTACGTGGGGGACATGATCGAGCGCAGGTCTCAGATCGAGAACATGCGCAGCGATGAAGTGATGCTCAATGTCTACGGACAGTACTGGAGACACGCCCGCGCGAACATCAAGGGTTCGCAGCGAGGTCGCTATCCAGGCGGCATCATCACCGTAGACCCAGACGATCCGTCCATGCGCATGGCAGACCTGTTCGGTGTCATGCCGCGCCAGCCAGTCCTTCAAGAGTCCTACATCGAGTCTGGCCAAAAGGAACAGCAAATCAACCAGGTCTCCGGTAGCACCGAGCCCTTTATGGGCCAGTCCTTCGGAAGCCACACCAGCGCCACCGAGGCCGGAATGATCGGGAACTTGGGCACCGGACGCGTCCGCCTGGCCGTAACGTGGCTCAATGAAGTGTTCAAGAAGCCTGCGCTCGAAAAGTCCTTCTTGCTGTACCAAAACCGGATGGACCAGGACCAAGTAGTCAAACTGGACGGTGGACTGGCAGGCGGCATCAACATGTCGGACCTGGCCTATGACATCGACATCTACGTGGACAGTGGCAAGTTCGGCTCGCTTGACCAGAACCAAATCCAAGCCATTGTCCAGGCAATGCAGATAGCGGCCCAGATCCCCAATGGAGACGCGGCCATCGACCTTATCAAAGCAATCGACGAGATCGCCGTAAGAAGCGGAATCTCAACCCGCATCACTCGAACGGAAGAAGAGGCCAATGCGATTATTCAGCAGAGGCAACAGCAAGAACTCCTCCAAGCTCAACTCGGCGCCACCCAGGGTCAGTCTCAGTAGCATAGAACTGAGCTTTGAGAAGGCGCTTGAGAAGACACCAGAGGACAAGGACGTTGACAGCTTTGTCATAGAACTAGGAGAGTCCAGCAGGCAAATGCAAAACACGCTGGCTTGGAAGTTCATCTATGACAAGACTCTCCTGCTAAGAGAGAGCTTTGTTCAGAAGCTCGTAACAGGAGAAGAAGGCGCCGACATGAACCGAAGGGCTATTCAAGTGATCGACATGATCATGAAGGTGCCTGCTAAGTTGGTTCAAGAAGGCAAAGAAAGGAGATCGTGATGAGCGATACTGAGAAGCAAGCCGAATCCACTGAGCAGATTTTGACCCCTGAGATGCGCCAAATGTTCGCTGATGGGCTTGCAAATGAGATGGGGATTGACCAGAACGTAGACCGGCCAATGAGCGATGACGCGAAAAGTTGGTTGGACGATGCTCTAGATGGGGGAGATATTGAGGACACGGCTGTGAGTGAGCAGCCGACAGAACATACCACCGACAAAAAGCAATGGACTTACTCTCGTGAGGATGGGACTGAAAAGGTCTTTGATTCGCACGAGGATTACTTGACATATAAGATCGGAGCTGACGCGAACAAATGGCAAAAGAGAGTGGCCGCATTGGAAGAGAGGCTGTCACAGGCCGATGAAAAGCCACAGCAACAGCCACAACAGCAAGATCCGCGTAAGCTCCTATTTGATGAAGATGTCCTCGAAAGCGAGGAATGGAAGCCCGTTGTCGATCGCGTGACCAAGGCATTTGAAAAGTATCATGCCATGCTTACGCAAGACATCGAGGTTCGCGAAAAGAAATACAATGATGCCGTTCAGCGCCTGGAGTCCCAATTCGGGGAAACCAGTGTGCGCTCTGAGTTCGGCATTAGCAAGTCGAAAGAGCAGGATATTCTTGAGAAGCAACCCGTTGCTGTGAGAGAGGCATTGAACGAATTGCCAGCAGCGAAGAGGTTGGCCGTGCTGAAACAGCTAGTCAGAGACGAAGTGGGTATTCAGCCTGCAAAGTTGCCGAGAGCTGTGACGCCGCAACAGGCACACGTCGAGAGGTCTGCTATAAATGAAGAGGACATTGACCGAGAGAAGGCGATGGAACATAAGCTCATGAAAATGAACGAAAAGGACCAGCTCTCCGTCTTTGGTCAATTGTTCAAACCAATGCTTCAAGAATAGGAGGATTAACAGATGGCATACGCTTCTGTATCTTCGGCATTTCTAATGAAGCTTTTCAGCAAGCATCTCGATAAGAGAAGTGAAAAGACCCTCATTGACATGCCGGTTCTTTATGAGTTCGCCGACAAGCGACCTCTTCCCGGAAAGTCTGGTTCGACCATGTTCGTTCCCAGACACATTGCCCGTAATGGCATTACTGCGTTGACGGAATTTAGTATTGTTACTCCGTCTGGTACCAGTGCTCATTACTACAGCGGAACTGTTGCTGGCTATGGAGACGCTAAGAAATACAGCGACTTCTTGGTTAGCATTGCCGAAGTTCCCACGATGATTAGTGACGATATTAACGCGATGACTCAGTATGCGGCCAACAAGGTTGACAGTCTAATCATCACTCAGCTTTGCGGTGCCGGAACTTGGGTGTCTCCTGACGGGGCTACTCCAAATACCGATGTCATTGAGACCACCGCCCTGAAACAGCGGTTCCTCTTTGACGCCAGGGCCACTCTTGGCTCAAAGAATGCCCCTAAGTACAGTGATGGATACTACTGGGCTGCGATCACTCCCGAGGGCAACCACGACCTGTTCGTGAATACCTCTGCTGGGAATGAACTAGGAAGCCACTTGTATCGCACTGATGTTGGGGCCAGTAAGCTGCAACGGGCGACCATTGGTGTACTTGGCGGGGTCAGGGTCCTTGAGACCACGAACTTCACTAAATTGGCCAATGGGGCCGGCGGCATTTCTGAGGGCGCGAACTCTGGTTATCAGGGATTCGTGATGGGGCCTGGTGCCGTTGCGGCTGTCGATCTGACAACTGCGCGCCTAAAGTCCTTCATCAAGAACTTTGGCCAGGCCGGTATTTATGACCCGATTGATCAGGTCATGACCGCTGGTATCAAGTTCTACTTCTGCTCTATTGCAATGGACACCTCAAACCGGCTTGTGCGCACAGCGTATGGGTCCACTATCTAAGGAGTTCTAATGGAGGGGATGCACGGGGCGATCTATATAGGTGACTTTGAGCGTATCATAGAGCGCAATGCCTATGCTCCCTGGGAATTGAACTTCTATTCATCTCGGTGGGGGCGCTATCAAGGCGCCCCTGCCAACACTTGTACGCTAGTCAAGGGCAACATGAATTATGGAGATGCGAGAAATATCCCAATTCCAGACATTCCTGAGCATACCGTACAAGACAGCGAAGGCCACATTATCCATCGCGGTTGGCGCACGTTGCTGAAGTTCATGTGCCAAGATAGATGGATTCGTCCATCAGATGAAATCAGAAAACTTCTTGGAGAAGATGACTTTGCGAAGGCGCGGAAAGGACTAAAATGCTGGTAAATTGGCCCAAGGTATCAGTGATTATTTCGACCTATGATCGGCCTAAGATGCTGGTTCGGGCGCTGGAGTCCGTACTTGGCCAGACATTCAAGGATTTCGAAGTCTTGGTTGTGGATGACGGATCTAACACTGCCGTTGACGCGTGTGGCAACATCAGCGAGAAATTTGTTGAGAATGGAATTGTGCTCAAGGTTGCCAACATGCCGGAGAATACCGGATACCAGTCCGCACCTAAGAACGCTGGGATCTTCAATTCTCGCGGAGCCTACATCGCATACTTGGATGACGACAATGAGTGGGACCCATTGCACCTTGAGGTCTTGGTTGATGAGATCGAAAAGGGTGGAGCAGACTTGGTTTACTCGCGCTGGAGATACAAGGGAGATGGGCCGTCAAGTGGCACGGAATTCCCATATTGCCCAGCGTTCCCCGCATCAATCGTTGGACTGTCTGCTGGACCGCGCTTTAATTTCGTTGATACTTCCTCTATTTTGCACAGCAAGGGAGCAATTGTTTCCGCGCTCGGAGCCGCGCCGTGGGACGA